CGGAAGGTGGTCTCCGCTCTTGCGCGCGGTCGCTACGCTGCCCTCGAGGACCATCTCGCCGACATCAAAGTTGGAGCTCAACCGACTAGGCCAACACGCTCACAGCATAACGATAATCGCAACAGAAACAATGAGGTTCCAAAGCCAGCCCGCCACGTTGAGTTGCGCCGTGAGCTCGAGCAGTCAGTATCTAAGTATCTCGGCTTCACCCTTCCTTGCGTACCACTTGAAGCGGAGGAGCTGTCGTACACTGCAGATGTGCAGCGTGCGGCACGCCTCGCCTCTGACCTTCGATCCAACCCCGGGGAGCTCGGCACTGCAGCTGCCGCCGACATCTCCAAGGCCCTTGACGCCATCATCGATTCTTACCGTCTATCTGGGAAGACCGTCTCCGTTCCTGTCACGGCGTATCTCGGTGTAGCCGGTTCTGGCAAGACTGTTGCCACTACGGAATTCCTGCGCAATCTCACTCCTGAGGAGAGGGCAAACGCTCGGGTAGTATGCCACACAGAGAGTCTACGAGCTGAGGCTAAGGAAAAGCTCGACTTTCCAGAAATGCGAGGTTTCAATTTTCCCACCCTCACTAACATCATTCTCGAACCCTCTTCCGGTATCGTCATTTTTGACGATGCTGGCCAAGTCTGGGGTGGTCTTCTGGACCTGGTTATTCTAACCAACCCGCTGGTCACTCACGTCGTCATAAATGGTGATCCGGCACAAGGACACCGGTCTTTCCAAGTCGCCGGCACTCAGAGCAAGCACGACCCTAGTGCCATTGCCACCATTGCCCAACACACGACAAAGTACGCCACGTTATCCCACCGCCTCTTCCAGCTCATTTGTAACACTCTCGGCATTTACACCACATCAACAGTCCCCGGTTTCATCACCCATAGTGTTGGTCCTAAGGTTGGCATTCCCGTCTGCACAGCGTCCCCGCGCTATGTAAACGTCCTTGATGCCGCTGGCCGCCATGCCGAGACATTCCAGACCGTCCAAGGCGAAGACTACAACATGCCGTGCGAAGTCGATATGACTGGTCTTGAGGGTGCCATCATGGATCGCACAGCTTATGTTGCTTTAACTCGCAGCAAGGTCGGGACCTACATCCGTATGGCCGCTGCTGATCCTGCAAGCACCATTAAAGCCCCTCCAACTGGAAGTGATCTTATGAACGCTTTGGTCTATGAAATGCGCGCCAGCAATGTCGGTTCCCTTTTGGCACCGTCTGCACTTGTCAAGGCCACATTTTATCGTCACCTTCATTGGTCCATGCCTAAGCTGGTTTGGTTTGCCAACATAGGTGCCTCCGTCGATGCTTCCGCTTTCCAAACCGTCATTGCCGCCACTAATGAGACTTTTGTCTCTGACAGTGTTGTGGCTGATGTCATTCCTGCTTCCGACAAGCCCTCTGCCACTCCTCCTGATGACACTCTGGTCGAGGAGTTTCAGCCTTGGGCTAAAGAACATCGTGAAGCCGGCACACGGTTTGGACAGACTGACCAGTTCAAGGACAACGCCTATGTTAACCCCCAGGTCCACAAACGCAACGACACCCCCACCTACCAGTTGAGTAAGGAAAAACGCCTCAAGTCTGCCACTCGTGAGCAGAATTTAGCTGATATGAAACGCAACCGCCGCGAAGACATGTGCGCTGAGTTCGACCGGCTTGTCCCCACACCTCCACGCTGGTCGCCTGAATCTTTTGACGGTTACATTGATAAAGCGATTACCGAGTACCTCTCCAAGCGCACTGCCGTCATGGTCATGCAGAAACTTGCTCAGCATGATCCTGACCGCACTCCGAGTTCCATCAAGATCTCTCTCAAGAACCAGGTTATCAAGAAGGCGGAGAAAATGGGAAAGAAAGAGGCCTTGCCTGGTCAGCTTATCCATGAGTATGACATAGCTCAAACCCTCTTTGACAGTTCCTTTGCACTCTGGCTTGAGGACCATCTCCCTGACGCCTTTCCTGGTAACTTCCTCTTCTACCGCCGCATGGACCCCGACAAGTTCATACATGAGTACTCCAAGCGTTGGCGTG